ACTCTTTTACCTCTACGCCTTACGAGCTAACCCTTGTCATCGCTTCTGACGGGGCAGACGATCAAGTCGTCGCTTCTATGGATTTTGAAGAGATCTCTCGTTGATTGCGATAAAGACATTTTTGATCTACAATCCAAGCTGACCACGGTTTTTCTATGGCCGCCACTCCTACCCCAGCTTCTCCAATGAGGGCAATTGATCGCTTGCGTAAGGCTTCAAACTTTGAGCCAATCAAACAAGTTGTTGAGCTTGTTGATGGCAGCGAGTTTGTATTTTATGCCACACCTTTGACCGCATCTGAACGCGAGAAGGCGCAAAAAGATGCAAAGTCTGACAACGCAAACGACTTTGCAATGCAGCTTCTGATCGCCAAAGCCCTCGACGAGAATGGTGAGCGACTTTTCAAGTCTGGAGACGCCGCTGTTCTGCGCAGGGAGGTTGAAGATGAAGACGTGCAAAAACTAATTCTTTGCGTCCTTCGCCCTCGTGGCTCGGAGGATGTAGAGCCCGACTCCAAAAGCGATTGAGCAAGAGCTAGAGTCTGACAACAGACTTTACTTCCAACTTTCTCTCGCGGAAGCCTTGCATTGCACTTTGTTTGAACTTAAAAACAAAGTGACAGATGAGGAGCTTGCACTCTGGGCCGCTTACTTTTCTATCAAGAACAGGAGGCAAGAGAAAGAGATGGAGAAGATCAAGCGTCAGGCTCGTCGTTAGCCGCCTCTCGGGGCGGCTTTTTCGTATTTGGCTAGACTCAAGGGACATAGCGACTTGTTGACGTGGCAAGCTACGAGGCGGTTATCAACCTTGTGGTTCAGGGTGAGGCTGCGCTTAATCGTATTCAGAAGAAAATTGATAATTTATACAAAACCGTAGGGGATCTTGAGACAAAGAAAAAGTTTCAAGGATCACAGGCTGCTGCTTCTTTTGTTAGAGAGCAGGCAAATGAGCTCGAAAGAGTTGTATCTGTTTCAAAGCAGCAAATCAAGGAGCAGGAGCGCAGCATTGTCAAGCAGAGCAAGCTCAATGCCGCTGTTGATTTATACGAAAGAAGACAGAGACAGCTCTCTCGCACAAGTGTAGCCAATCAAAAACAATTTGCTGATCAAATCAGAGACATAGAGGAAGGATTTAAGTTTTTCAAAGATAGAAAAAGCGCTACAGGTGTTCAGGCAATTGCTACCGAGCTTGGAAGGATTATTGAATATGACAATGAAATAAATAGAATCTCTGAGCGTAGAACAGCTAATCAGCGTAGGCTTTTTGCTTTTAGCAAAGAGATCGCAAGATATGAAGCCTTTGGACTTAAGACTGATCGAGCAAGGAAGACTCTTTCTAGTTTTGAGGAAGTAGCCGGCGGTAATCAATTAAAAAAAGCACAGCAGTATGAAGCCGCACTCAGGAATCAGTTAAAGCTACTCAAAGATCAGCTAGTTGAGCAACAAAGAGTTGCAAAAATTGCACCAAGTTCGCCGATCCTTGGTGGAGTAAATTTCCCTGGTAGTCCTAAAGCAGTTGCGGCTCAGCAAAGGGCGCAAGAGATTGCACTTCGCCAAGCCCAACGAGGATTCCCGGCATCGCCAATTGGCGGTGCTGTAACAATGATTGGGAGTCCAAAATTTCTTGCGGCTCAAGAAAGGGCGAGGTCTGCTGCAGAGCGGGCTCTACGCGCACAAGAAAAATCAGCGAAAGCCGCTGAGAACGCTGCAAATAAAGAAGCCGACAGAATTCTCAAGGAATCGCAAAAAGGATTTCCTTCTTCGCCGATCATGGGCGCTGTCTCCATGGCGGGCAGTCCTAGAGCCATTGCGGCTCAGGAGCGAAATCGCGCTGCGGCAGAAAAGCGCGCTGCTGTTCAGCGCAGAGCTGAAGAGCGTGCAGCGAAGGTTCAGCAGCAAGTTGCTGTCGCAGCAGAAAGAGCGGCAGAAAAAGCTCTAAAAGAAGCGCAGAAGGGATTCCCTTCGTCTCCAATTCTTGGAAGTGCAACAGTAGAGGGTAGCCCAAGGTGGAGAACCGCGCAGGAATCTGCTAGGCAAAAGCTTGAAAGTGCAGCAAAAGCTGCAGAGCGAGCAGCGGATAGAGCCTTGAAAGAAGCGCAGAAAGGATTCCCGTCGTCGCCAATTCTTGGCACTGCCACAATGACTGGCAGCCCAAAATGGAAGGCTGCGCAAGAGAAACTTGCAAGAGCTGCTGCTGGCGGAGGAGTTGCAGGCTCTGGCCTTGAGCAAGCACTTCAAGGGCTGCAAGAGGCTCGCGGGGCGCGTCAGTCTTTCCTTGGTGGTGTGTCTCCCGCGCAGGCGATTGATCAAATCGTGCGCGAGTTCAGAAAGGGTCAACCAGCAGTAGGTAATGTAGCGCAAAACATTGGAGATACATTTGCAACAAGCCTTAAGAAAGGTGCATCCGAAGCAGCGACGTCGGCAAGATCTTTTGCGACTGCTGCAGCCCAAGCAATCAAAAATGTGTTTGGCATCGCCAGCCCATCTCGTTTCATGATCGAGTTGGTACAGAATCTAGTGAATACATATATCGCAGAAATGCAGAAATCCTATCCAAGGATTCAGGCGGCTACAGATAAAGCTTTTGGCGAGCAAACTTTGCTCAGAAGCGTAAAAGAGCTTCGTGCGACCGGCAGGGGTTTTGAATTCGCCGAGCGTCCATCGCGTGGATTCCGACCATTCCGCGAAGCTCAGGGTTTTGGGCGCGGCACCGAGGGCGCCACGCAAGAGTTCAACAACATGATGCTGGACTTCAGAAAGCAAATAGCTGAACTGACAACTCAACCAGAAATTTTTAGCAATCTCTTGAGAGGTCTTCCCGATGCTCGCATTACGACTGATTTGATTGGTGCGGCGAATCGTCGCGCACTTGCGTCCGAACTTCCGTCCTTTATGCCCACGCAAAGGATGATGGGGCCTGGGGAGCTTGAAAAAGCAATTACAAATGCTTTTTCCAAGTTTGTTCGTGAGCTGAGAGTTCCCACTTCTGAGAGGATTAGAGCGGAGAGATTTGCTGGGCCAAAGCTATTGACGCCCGCAGTAGAAATTATTACGCCATCACAGCAAGAAAGAATTGCTAGGGCTTACGAGCGTTCCGCGCAGAGAGCGCTTTCTGTTCTTGCCGAAGATGCTTTTAGGGGTGCTGGACGCCCTGCTATTTCTGCCGCAAACTTTGGGTTTATGGCAGATCCGGCTCGTATTAGTCGCCTTTCTGGCATTGGGCGTGCATTGCCGCCGGCGATTGACGTTGCATCCAGTGCTGTTGACGGAGAAAGCAGGGACTTGCGTGAATCTATTCGCAATCTTTTTGATCGAATAAATCAAGGCATTCAGTCTGCGTTTAGCGGCTTTGGCGGATTCGGTGGTGGCAGTCGCAGTGACGGCGGCGGTGCCGCTAACGGCGGCGGCGGTCGTGGTGGAGCCCCGAATCAAGTTGCTCAACTGCTTGGTTTTGATGCAATCGGTGACATTTCTCGTGTTTCTACTCGTGAACTCGAAGCGCTTTCTGCTGCGGCCTCCGAGCTTCGCGCTGTTCTTGATCCAACAATTGAGGGCTTTGATCGTCTTGACAATCAATTGCGCGAAACAATTGGGCAGATTGGCCGTCAAATTGAGCGTCGCGCCCCTGAGGCTGATTTCCTGACTCGCCGATTTGGCCCTAGGGGCGGTCGGGCAGTCAGCGAAGGCTTGATTGGTGGCGCCTTCCCGCTGCTGTTTGGACAAGGCGTTGGAGCTGCTGCTGGCGGTGGCCTGGGTGGCGCTCTGGGCGGCTTTGCTGGTGGCGGACTGGGGTTTGGCTTGTCGCTGGCTGGCACTGCGCTAGGTACGGCGTTTGACACTCTTAATCAAGCAGCACAGGATACTGGCAAGGCACTCAGGTATCCAATTGAAGGATTTGAAAAGCTAAAAGAAGCTGGCTTGCTTGCTGGCCGTGAGCAGGAATATTATATTTCCAAATTAATAGAAGCTGGAAGAGCTACAGAGGCGGCCGGCATTATTCAGGCTGAAATTATCAAGAAAATAGGAGTGCGTGGAGTTGAAGATCTCCAGCGCCTTGGTGATTCTTCTTCTCGTCTCAGCAAAGCTTGGGCAGAATTTACTCTGCAACTTCAGGCTGCGCTTGCCGGCCCAATGGCTGGCTTGTTGAATTGGCTAGCCAACACTATATCTGTAATCAATAATCGCACAAGGGAAGTGGCAAGACAGAGCGATATTACTTCCGGCCTTTCGCCAAACGACCTAAAGTCGCTTCAGGCTGAAGAACAAAGAATACTTTCAGGCGCAAATATTTTCAATGAAGCTGCAAAGAGGCAGCAGGTATCTCAGCTTTATAGTCAATTTGAATCTAGAGCAAATATTAACGCTTCGACTACGCGACTCACCCCAGAGCAGCTTGACGCCCAAAAGAAAGCTGAAGGTGCAACAAAAGAACTGCAGGCCCAGGTCGAGCTTCAGTCAAAACAACTCTCGTTGACTGGACTGACACTTGAAAGAGATGAAGCTCGTTATGTAAATGCGGCAAAAGCTGTTGCAATTCAAGAGTATGACAATAAACTCCTTGAGATTAAAAATAGCTGGATTGGGCAAATTTTCAACAAAGAGCAAAATCTTGCTAAAATTCGCAACGCGAATCTTCAGCTTGCAGCACAATTAAAACAGATCAATGAAGAAGTCGCTCGCCGACAAGAAGAAGTTTATCAAAACAGTCTTCAGGCCGAGATGGCTTTGTATCAAGAAGCTCAAAAGCAGTACGATCTAAATATTAAAATAACAGAATTCAATCAAGGAGAAATTGCAGCCTTAAAAGAAAGGCTGTCAAGAAATGAGCAAATAACCAATAGCAGGCTGGCTGAGTTTTACGTAGAAGAAGAGCTGGCAATGATTGCTGCTCGTAAAAATGGAACAGTTGAGCAGACCGCCAAGCTATACAGCCTTCGCCTTAAAACACTTCAGTCTGAACTTGATCTAGAAAAAGGCGTAGCGCAGCAGAAAATTGCTCAGTTGCAACTTGATAAATTAATTGCAATTGAAGAAGCAAAACGTCAGGCCGCCGACCCATTTGCACAATTCCGTCAATCTCAACAGCTTAATGAGCAGTTTACTAAAACATACTTCAGGCTCCTGAAAGAGGGAATTAAACCAGCGGAAGCTGAACGTCTTGCGAATTTTGAGCGTCTTGTTTCTGAGCAGCTTAGATCACTTGATATTCAAGTTGCAATAGCTCAATCCGTCTATGACGAAGCCGTTGCGCGTGGCATTCTTGGCAAAGAGCTGCAAAGCTATCTCGATAATCTTGAGAGAGCAAAAGCGGCTCGTGATTCAGCCGCCAAGGAAGCGGCCGGCGGCCCCGGTCCCGCATCCCAGGAAGTTCCAGGCGCAAAAATCCAAGAATTTATTTCTACGGCAGAGGAAGAGCTGAAAGATCTTGAAGCTCTTGCTGTTCGCGTTTCTCAAGGTATTGGTGATGCAGTCGCAAATTCAATGGCCAACGGAATCACTGGCTTGATTGAAGGCACAACTACAGCGAAAGAGGTATTTGCTGGATTTCTCAAAGATATGGGCAATATCTTGATTAAAGAAGGTACGCGCATGATTGGCATGTACATCGCAATTGGCGTTGCAAAGATGTTTGCAGGATTGCTTAGTGGCGCAGGTGGCGCTAGCAAGCCAGCTCTACCTGGATCAATGGGGCAGGCAACAAAAACCGGACTTGATACCGGTGCCGGAAATATCTCAGATATGCTTAGTGGATTAGCCGCAAATGGCGCTTACTTCGCAAATGGAGTTTCAGCATTTGCCAAAGGTGGAATGTTCACTAATTCAGTCGTTGCTTCGCCGACTCTCTTCAAGTTCGCCGATGGTGGCGTGCAGCGCACTGGGCTGATGGGCGAGGCCGGCCCGGAGGCAATCATGCCTTTGCGCCGCTCCGCCAATGGTCGCCTTGGGGTGGACGCAAACGGCCTGCGTGAAGCCATGGCGTCCGGTGGCAGCGGCTCCAGCGGTGCTTCCGTACTCAACATGAGCTTCCAGACCACCAGCATCGGTGGCGTCGAGTACGTGAGCCGCGAGCAACTTGAAGCCGCCATGGCCGCTACGCGTCGTGATGCTGCACGTGATGGCGCAAAACGAGGCATGTCGATGACTCTCGATAAACTGCAACAAAGCCCAGGCACTCGTGGCCGCGTTGGACTCCGCTAATGGCTGCACAATTTCCTAGCATTAAGCCTTCGGAGCGTAGTTTTCGCCCTGGGCAATACCCAACAAAAAGCTACAGAGCATTGTCGGGCGCCATTGTAAAACGCGCTTTCGGTAATCGCGCCTACGGACATGAGTTGCAGCTTAGTTTTAACAATGTAAAAGATAGCGTAACAATTGCACTAGTCGATCACTACAACAGTACTCGGGGAGGTTTTGATCGCTTCACGCTACCCGCCGAACTGTTTGCCGGTATGGACGCAAGCCTGCGAACAAGACTGCAAGCCCCCACTCAGATCAAGTGGGAGTACTCAGGCCCGCCTGACATCAAATCCGTGTTCAATGGCTTGAGCAGCATTACTATCACTCTTCTGGGGGAGCTTGAATACTGATGTCTGAAATACGCATAGCTCAGTACTTTAAGCTTGTTGCTGGGGCGCAAACGCTTCGCTACCAAAACTACTTCATTGGGCAGTCAAGCTCTTATTTAAGTGAATCGTATGACTTTGCGCCCTTCCGAGCAGAGGGTTCACTTGCTTCGCTAAATGGCGACAATGAAACTTTGCGAATTTTGTTTCCTAACATCGAAGTAGCGCTGCGGTTAGTTGAGCAAGCAAACGGCAACAGGCTTAGTCAACTCACATTTACAACAGCTTGGCTTAACTCATCCGATCAAATTATTACTCCCATGTCGGACTACTATTTAGGCATTGGAGCTAGCTACAGTGAAACAACAATTGAGTTGCGCTTTAGATCGGCTATTGATAGTGTCGGTAGCGCGTTTCCAGCTCGCACACTTACTAAAGGTCTTGTTGGCCCATTGCCCCTCAACAGCGAACTGTATCTACGATGAATGACCTGATCGGGCTGAAGCGTGCATGGGGCGCTCGGCCTGGTGATGGTTCTGGAACGGTTGACTGCTGCTTGCTTTTTGCTGAAGTTAGGCGTCGCCTAGGTTACTACGATCATACCCCTGACTTCGCTTGGTACTTTCAACGTTACACCGACGAAACTTTTCCTCGCCGAATCATGGCTAGGTGGCTGCTGGAGAATGGCACGAGACTGGATGGTCCTGAGCTTCACGCGGTTGTGCTACTACCTGGCTCAAGTGGAGGTGCCATGGGTACAGTATTGGATGATGGCAACGTGTTGTTCATCACCGAAAAGTCGGGCGTAGTTCTCGCTCCGATTCCTGAAGGTACTGGTCACTATTTTCGGTTGCACAAATGAAGCGTCGTCTGCTGCCTTACGAACATCAGCTCATCCGAGAGTTGGGCATCAGCGAAGCTGAGTATCTGGAATTTGCTCAGGCGCAGTTTGATCACACTCGCCTACCTGCGGACAAGCTTGCAACTCCACAGAACTGGGAAGCGGTCGCCATCGTAATGACGATCATTGGTGTTCTGTTTCAAGTTGGCTCCGCACTCTTAGCGCCCAAACCAGAACTCCCCTCACAACAGAACCAGCGCCGGCGGCGCGATCAATCGTTCGCTCCCCGGTTCGGTTTCAACAGTGCTCAAGAGCTTGCCAAGTATGGCGATCCAGTTAATCTTATATACTGCAACACCGATCAAAATCAAACCGGTGGCGTGCGTGTAGCCACCTCACTTGTTTGGTCTGCTGTGCAGAGCTTTGGCTCTAGCCAATTCATGCAAATGTTGGCTGTGATTGGCGCGTCAAATATCAGACCCGAGGATGTTGACGTTGAGCGTATTGCGTTTGGCCAAATTCCACTTAGGCAGTTCAGCGCACAACGAAGCTGGCTTTATTTAAGTCAGAATGGAAATATAAGCTTTAATAATTTGCGCCCTCGGGCGAATGTAGGCGTAGATCCCACTCAAACGACTGAGCCAAGCACGGCATTCGTATATCGCGCCAATCTTGCTGGAGCGCAGCGTGCAGACGGCTTTAGTCAAGCTTTCTCTCCGTCAACGCTCACTAAGTGTGGAGCCTTTGCTCCTATACCAATCAATGTTCGCTATTACGATAGAGATGATAAAGGTAAAGCCGTTAACGCTGAACTTGGCATCGAACTGACTAAGCGTAATGGCTTGGATCCCATCGGCAGAGTTTTTGATTATTGGCCAGAAAATAAGCTTGACAACTCACGCGCTGTAGTACCAGTTGGCCATCGTTTTACGATGCGCTTTAGGCCATTGACAAGTAATGGTGCCAGTGATGTGCGTCAGGCCGCATCTGAACTGCGCCGCACGCTACTTAGCAACATTGACGTTGCCAGCACATACAAGCTGGGCAGCGTGCATCTGCGCGTTGTTGGTCCCATCAATGATCTAGAGCTAGATAATGATGCAATTGATATTACGTTTGAATGTGTTCAATCAGGTATCTGCCCTGAGGAAGACTACAACACTGTTAATTTCAAACAAAACGAAGAAGAAGCGCAGAACGAAATTCTTCGGTTAAACGCCGAGATCGCCGAGCTTACGCGACTGCTTACGACAAGTCTTCCGATTCTCAAGCCGGGAATCCAAGACTCTGCTAGTACTCGACTTACCCAGATCAACGGACTTATCAACCAGATTGAAGATCTGCGCGACAAAAGATGGACTGTTGCCGAGATTGAACAAATCGCTAATGACGACGGTAGCTCATTTGATCCTGTTGTTATTAGCTTTGCGCAGAAAGTAGAAAACGCTCGTGCGCGTCGCAAGGACTTGCAGGGTTTCATTGATGACGAATTAGATAAAAATAGCAACAATCGAAACAGAGACAAGATAAGGCAATGGCGCAGTGAGATCAATAGCATTAACAGTCGCCTAAAGAATCTTCAAGCGAAACTAGACGAAGCAATTAGGCAGTATGGTTTCACTACGCCAACAGGCGGAAATCTGCGTAGTGATCGCAAGTCGCTTTTGCGGCAACAAGCAAGCTTGCAAGAAGAGATTTCACGTCTATACGGCGATGCAAATAATATCAACGTAGCAGAAACAGAAGCAAGAAATAGCAACTGGCAGAATCAGATCAACACAAAGATAGAGGAGCGCACGTACTATGAAAGCGTTCTAAAGAATCCCGAATTAGAAAACGACTTTTTCAATACGAAATGTCTGGTCAAGATTGAGGAAGCCGCTTACGAAACGATTACTCAATGCCGCGTTGTTGACTTTGCACTTAAGGCACGTGTATTTAAGCGCGTACAAGGTCGACAAAAGCAATATGGCGAAGTGTCCATGGATAATTACAAGGACAGCGACAATGGTGTAAAGCTCCGTTCTATGTTCTTCTGGGTGCTGTATCGCCGCACAAATCAAACGTCACCAGCTCCATGGACCCGTGTCCCCAGAATCTTTGTCATCCGCCGAGGCAGTGACAACGATTCCTATATTTCGCTGAAATTTATCGCAGAAGACAACATAGGTAATTGGCAATTCAAGTTTGAACCTATTGCTGAAACTGCTGCCGAAATGCGCTATCACGGCCTTGTGGATTTTGCTTACATAGAAAATTCAGGCAATACCAGAACAGTAAATGGACCGGCGGGCGGTATGTTTGCTTTTCGTGGCAGGCTTAGAAACAGGAATGGCTACCTTGCCCCCCTTAACCGCAACCCATCTGAGCTGGATGAATGGGGCTTGTTTTCCATGCGTTCTGATACGCAACTGAGTTTCAGTTTTGACAACGGCCCCGAGCTGGAAATTAAGGCTGTTACGGAACAGAGTGTGGAAGCATTTACCAATTATCCATCGCTATACAAAGATCTTTCTATGCTTGGCTTTAATATCTACAGCGGCCAAGGCGTGCAAGATTTGCGTTCAATGTCCGTATTCGTCAACAAGGGCAAGCTGGTGCGCTCGCTTAATAATGATGGTACTTATAGTGCCACGCCCAACGCTCCAACGAGCTATTTACCAGAGGTGTTCTTAGACACAATCATTGATCGAGTTGATGGTATTGGTCAATATGCCAACATCGCTGGTATTGATCTTGTGGCGCTAGCGAAAGCAAAGCGTTTCTGCCAGCGGAATTATTTGTTCTTTGATGGCGTAATTGCTGAACCTACATCGTGGCGGCAGTTCTGGGCAGAGGT